CTGGTGATGCTGTACACATCTTTAGTATGATGTTATCATCACCCCCTACAACCAAATCTCTCCAAAATCTTACAAATACATATGTGCTTGTATTCGTATTAAAGAAAGTTAGCTTAAATCTCTGACCAATCTCCAGTCTACCTATATTAAAAATATTCAAGTATGGGTAACCAGTATGAGCTTCAAAATCAATAAGTGTTGTATGGTCTAATTTATTTGTTATTGCTGGCATATCTATTGAGTATCCATCAGTTCCATCAGCAATTGTAATAGTATTTATTGAACTTAGTAATTCAGTAATATCACCATCTTCTCCCTTTGGTCCTTGAATACCAGTTGCGCCAGTGTCTCCCTTGTCTCCTTTTTGCCCCTGAATACCAGTTGCACCAGTATCTCCCTTGTCTCCCTTTTCGCCAGTGTCTCCTTTGTCACCTTTAGGACCAGTATCTGGAAGTAAGTTTGCAACTGCTTTCAGTGCCTCCATGATTGATTCACCTTTATTGACGACTATCTCACCATCAACTTCAATGTCTTCTTGTATCGGAAAAGTTCCTGCTGTCATCAACTTTGCTGAAACTGATAAATCGTTTTTGTCTTTAACAGTTGTTGCATCTGATTCATCTCCAACAAGTCTTACTCTCTGTTGTGATTCGTTCCAGCCCTTGCAGTGGTTAGCAACCAACTTCTCTCTTGTAATATCAAAAGTAGTCATCTATTCTCCTATGGAAACATTCTGTTACGCTCTTTTCTTAGCTTTTGGTAAACTGTGTTTTCTGCTGTATGAGTTTGTACAGTTGATGAGAACTTTGATTCATACACTGCTGACTTATTTAAGTCTTGTGTTGAACCATCTTTGTCATAACACTGTGCTCTTACTTTATCAATAACACCAAGCTGTAAATCGTATGGCAAGAAGTTCAAATCAACACTTCTCCACTGTGAACTATCTGATTCATTATACTCTATATCAAACATTGGTTGATATAGAATAAATGGCATATATTGAGCGATTTCACCCTGCAATGAGTTAATCCTTGTAATGACACTTATCTGCTCACCAATGGCCCCCAATGAGCTTACACCATCTATTTCAAAGTTGTTTACAATGTCGGTAACGTCACCAGTGTTTGCTCTAAACACTGCAATATCATCGCCACTATTTAGCTCTTCTATCAAAGTATTATACTCTTTTATGCTCGTAACAATATCATCTGGTATTATTGGAGCTGGGTATAACTTAATTTTCATCTTTGCAAAATTTGATACATTATAGTCATTCACCATAATGCTTGATATATCACTAAAATCACTAATCTCTCCACCATAAAATATAGCATGAGATGGAATTTCACCAGAAGTACAAACTCTTGTTCTCCACTGATAATCGTATAAATCCATTTCAAAAGGTCTCTGAATTTTCAAAGGAACATCATTTATGATCCCATAACTTGAGTCTTTCCAGTAGATAGCCTTAATTTTATGAACATCTAATTTAGATGAATTGAGCGTGCTTGGTATTGAGTAGAAACCTGAATTTGATACGCTCGGGAATATAGGTATTTTTCTATCGTTTAGAACAATGTTAGTTCTACTTATTGCATCGTTAATTGCTATTTTGATATAGAGGAATATTTCGTATTCTTTCCAAAACTCTGGTGAACTCCAATCCTCTTTTAGTTTTAATATTACTATGTCATAAATCTCACCAAGTCTCATAAATCCTCTTTATTTTAAGAGGGGATTAAATCCCCTCTAAGGGTTAAGTGCCGTAACACCAAAAAAGGCTATAGGTAAAGAGACTCTTTATAAGTCTCAGCATCTTCAATTGTATCGAATTTCTTGATAGCTTTTACGCCACCAACTTTGAACACTTTGAATATACCATCTTCTTCTCTAATTTCATACTCTTTCTTTTGTTCTTGTTCTTCATGCCCTAAAGATTTACCAACAAGCGCAGCAATTTCATCAAATCTTCCCTCTTTTGCAAGTCTAATAATATCTGCATCCTTGTCTGTAATTACAGATTTGACAACTCCCTCTGCATCGCAAAACTCTCCATCGTGGTTTATTCCAAATGTAATTGTTGTTTTGTATGAGTAAGGATTTTCTACAGACCTTACCGCATCTTGTTTCATAACAAGTCTATTGAACTCTACAGCTGGAATAATTGTTTGTTTGTCAAATGGGATGCCAGTTAGATTTTTACCTACTCTATATGTAATACCTTTGTTTGGATGAAAATCTTCCCTTCTTGGGGTGATAATACCAACAACATACTTTACCTTTTCAGCATTTACTTTCTTATCAATTGCTTCTTTGTAGTACTTAACTGTATACTCTGGAATATTATCCAGTTTCAAACTTTCCAAATCTTTTTTTACTGACTCAATCATAATTTCTCCTTTTTTGGTAATAATGGTGGGGTTTACCCCCACCTATTCACTAAATGATTCTTACTCTTGCATTCCATACATGCAGTGGTTTTGGCTGTAGGAATCCAACATATCCCAACCAACCCATTGTTCCGAACAATCCAAGTGGGTTACTCTGTGAAACTTTTTCTGCTGGTGAAAGTTTAAGCTCATAGTTCTTTGTTCCTCTCATTTTCAACATTGTGAACGCATCTTTACCGAACACAAGGAAGTTGTAATAAGATATTTTCGCACCAGCTGTCATGAAGTCACCAGATGCAGTTGATGGGTCGGGAATTGCATCCATAACAGCATCATTGTAAAGAGTATCTTCAACAACAAATCTAATGTTACCATAAGAAGCAAACTCATCTTTGTTTTTTGGATTCTCTGGATATTCTTTAATAAGAGTTACACCAGGCATCTTCTCAATCCACTTTTTAAGCTTTGTATTTACTGGACAAATATAACCAGCATCAATAGCCTTAGACCCGACTCTTGTAGAACCATAGATAATATCAGAAACCATTTCTGCTCCATGGAACTCTAGCTCTTCTGAAATTGCATCAAAATAAGCAATAAGTTCTGTGTAGTTTGATCTACAGTCAAGGTCTGTACCAGTACCAGATTTAAACTGTGATGCACTTGAAACTAGTCTATCTCTATAGAACTGTGCTGTGTAAGTACCTGCCATTTCACCCATCTGTTTGAATTTGTACAATGTATCTTTATTAGGTATAAGAATACTATTGTAAACATCTTCCCACTTAACACGACCCATTCTCAGAATCTCACCACTAATCTCATTTCTTCCAAGCAAGTCAGTGTCATAAGAAGAAATCTGTGACTGTAGTCCTGCATGACCCTCAGGGATAATTACATTTCTATAATCTCTCTGAATGTTAAGGTCAGCAAGTGCAATTGTTCCAGCTGAATTTGGTGTATATCCAGCTATTTCTGCATCAAATGGGTTAAATGTACCAGTAAGATTACCAGTTGTAATTGAACCAGAAAGCCCAGAAACACCATAATTAATGTATCTTCCCATTTGGTCTTCTAATTTCATCTTGATATTATTTATCTTTGAGTACACTGGACCAGTGGAACTATATCCACCATCAGAACCATACGACTTATCTGGAACATCTATTGTATTTGCATACTGTTCAATTTTATGTTTCATTGTAATTGCTGAAACAGAGGCGTCAAGATAAAGAGCATAAACATCTGGCTGTAGCTCATGTGATAGAATTGCACCTTGTGCATGTACATTACCGATTGGCATATATTACCTCTTTGGTTTAATTCCGAACTTATCCATGTAGTATGTATCTCTTTCTTCTTCTGACCATGACAAAATATCATCTACTACATGTTTTTGAATCGGATTCGCTTTATTTTTTGTGGTTGTACCTCTACCGTAATTACCGTGATTTGCTCTTTTGAGGTCATCGGCAGTACTTTTAGTACTTCTTTGAGGTTTTGATGTGGTTTGGGTATTTCCTTTGGAATCCAAACTTTCTGCGACCTTTACATAAAATCTAATTATTTCATCTGGATCTGTCAACATAATATTTTTTTCGAGTTGAGAAAGTTCCATATCAATACGTCTGTTCATCTCTGGAATAACTCTATCAGCAACACCAGCATCAACATCTTTAGCTAGTGCATTCATGAGTTGTTTGTTTGAACTCAATGCTGTTTTGAAACTTTCAGGGATAGTATCAGTAACCCAATATTCAGAAATTTTCTCTCTGATATTTTCAGGATATAAATTGAGTGTACCCATTAAATCGTAAGATGCACCATTGTCAACAGAATAAGTTGCAGCATTAATGTAATCATCGTCAATATCCATAGATGCTTCAACAATAGCATCATGACTCACCTTATTACCATTTGATAACATTGCAATAGCATCTTTAGTGTTTCCTTTCTTAAACAACTCAATTGCTTTTAAGTCCTGCTCTGTAATACCATTATCTTCAATTGTCTTAATTGAGTTCTTATACTTTGACAGAATCTGTGTTTTTTTTGTATAATCCTCTCCTTTATTAGCAAGAGACGCATACACATTTGGTTCAACCCATTTAAGTTCCCCATTGTGCTTAATTGGGAATTTTCCCTTTTCAGCTTTAGATTTGTCAATATTTAGTGCCTTGTACAGTTCAATAAGTGCATCAACTCCACCATCTTCTTTTGGTTCTGTTGCATCTTCTTGCTTAGTCTCTTCGCCAGCATTTTCATTATTTCCATCATCTTCTGTTTCAGTATTATTATCTTCTTCATTTCTAAAAGTAAATTCTACTTCACTGTTTGATGATTGCTGTTCTTCTGTTTTCTCTTCTTGTTCTTCATCTTTGTATCCACCATTTTTAAATTTTGCCAGCATCTGTTCAGGCGTTAGCATCTCTTCATTCATTTACTATTCTCCTTTTTTGTGTTTGTGACTATGACATTAATAACCCTATTTACTACTTCTATTGAGTCGAGTATTAATTTTGCTTGCTCAATAGAGGAGTTTCTCAACTCCTCCAGTGCAATAATTTCAGCTTCTAATTTTAGAAAATCCCTTAACTCCTTTACTGAATCAGAATCCAGTAAAACATTTCTTAAATTTTCTCTCATCGTGTAACCTCTTGTGCCATTCTTTTCTGTGATATTTCAGTTGCTGATAATGGTGCATTGTAGGTAGAACCTTGCATTGCCTTTTCTCTGTTAGATTGCTGTTGAGCGTATAGATTAGCTTTTCTCATCTTATCAGTAACTTCCTCATCATACGCTTTTTTTCCGCTCTCAATACGTGCTTCATTTTCGTTCTGTTGCATAACATTAGATACTATCTGAGCTAATTTGTCCATAATCTCGTTGGCTTCCTGCTCTGCAATCATCATTGCTTCATCATCTGTTATTTGCCCCTCACCAGCACCTTTCACAAGTTCAAACATTGATTTTGAACCAAGTGGCATTGTGTTATCAATGCTATCAATCATGTATTCAATATCCTTAAAGTTGTATGCTGACAGTAATTTTTGGAACATCTTCTTTAGTATTAGTGGTGATGTAACACCAGTCTGAATAAGTTGTGTCGCTTGTCCAAGAATCTGAATAATCTGCTGTATTCTAACATCATTCTGTCCAGTTACGTTTACTGAAACTGAAACATTAAGATTTGGATCTATATTATCTTTATTAAGTTTCATCTCTTTATCACCAACAATTGTAACAAATGTCTGTTCTTCAAGATATTCAGAGTTTAATAGTAGTGCCTGCTGAATGATAGGAATAATGAAGTTATCTGAGAACCATGAGATATAATCATTAACTCTCTGTTGACCAGCTTGAATTGTCATGCTAATTCCACTTGCAGTATTAGTTGAATACTTGGAGGACTGACCTTGTCCTAATCTCTGGAATCCAGTTGAAGACTCCATTTCTACCGCCCACAAATCATACATTTGCCAATGCTGACTTGGTATTGATGCAGAAGTATGTTCATAGATGCAACTTGATGGGTCTCCATTCACTTCTATAATATCCCCTGGCCTTCTTGTTCTTGCTCTCTCAACGTTCTCATTATCAAGTGAATGTTTTTTAATGAATGTCAATCCATAGTTTGAGTAAGCAACACTATCAATATATCCTCTCATGAGTGCACTTCTTACTTTCATTCCATCTTCCATGTATTCATAAAAAGGAGTTCCATAGATAGAGAAGTTGTTTTTGTCAAATGCACAGAAAACGTATGGGATAGAGTCATCAGGATATGTAGATTGTTCACAATATAGAATGGTGTCACCAGAGAATACAATCTCTGTCATACTCAACTTTCCATTCTGTTCTAAATCAACAAGACAATACTCAATGTAAACAGCAATTCTATCACGCCCAGCTTTAGTTTTAGCTGCTGTGTACTGATAACCTTTATCAAGCATTGTCTCACGATAACTTCTCAATACACCTAAATCGAATCCGAAAGAGTTATTAATATCATTATTATCAACATATCCAGTTGACCTTAATGAGATATGTTTTTCAAACTTATCTTCAAGCTCAGATATGTTTTTCCAACCTTTATCTTTACCAATTCTTTTAATGTCAGAAAGTGTCATCCATCTTCTTTCAATAACGAAATCACAATCATATCCACGAGGTCTAATTATTGTGGCATTTGGGTCAGGGAAAAAATTCTCAAATGGAATAATCTCAACATCCCATCTTTGGTCAATAAGTTTTGTTGTTGCAAGCTTCATGTGAACTGTACCATCTCCATTATCTTTAGTTTCTGCAATAAAGACATCAGGTCTATCAGCAAGCCCATTTAGTGTAAAGTCCACAATATCTGTTTCAGGAATATCAAATTCTTCAATAACAACATCTTTTGTTTTGTTCTTCCAATAAATTCTACCAATTGTTGCACACTCTTCAATATACTGTTTTACTGCTGCAGTAATAAACTCTCTTCTGTTCATGAGAGTGGTGAACTGAAAATTGATAAGTTCTTCTGAATGTTCAGCTATTGATGCGTTTTCAGATGAAGATGGTTTTATTGTTATAGGTTTTGATTCTGACATTAATGGTCCAGATATTTGACTTTTCGCCCATGACATTTGTCTTAAAGCATCTTTGACAATAATCTCGCTCCTATCATTTTCATTTGGCATTTCTTCAATTACACCAGAGTACAGTTCTTTACTTCTTATGATTTTGCTTTCAAACTCTTGTTTCCCCATTGAAGAAGTTTTCAAGTCTTCATGAACAATGGAGAGTAAGTCTTTGTCAGAAAGTTTCGTTTTTTGCAGTTCTATATGTTCTTTTTCTTTTTCCATTATACTACTGAACTCCTTGTTCTTGCTGTTTTTATATGATTCTTATATCTATCGTTACCCCTATCAAATATACTTTGTGGAGCAATAGTTTTCAATGTTTCTTTTATAGTATTACCATTAAATGCTAAATCAGCTATCAATGCAACACTATCAGGTAAATCAACAAAACCCTTAATTCCATCCTCTGTAACATTTATCAATTGAGCTTCATACTCTGTTTTATATTGAGCGTTATAGTTATGATATATCTTTCTTTGCTTATACCTCCAAGCAAGATTCATTCTTATTCTCTCACTTTTATCCATACCATTATTCTTTATTTCCTCAATATTAATCCACTTGTTTTTTTGTTTCATCATGAGTTCAAGAGCATGTGGTATTGCTTTCTGATAACCAACAACTTCGACACCCATACAAACAGGTCTCCATTTCTCATAAGACTTGAAAATCTGCTCCCAATAATCAGTTGGGTTCCATCTCCCATACTCAATTCCAAGTATATACCAATTTCCCTCACCATCTACTGCAATTGTTGATATTGCAGAATAACACGCCTTTTGTTTGGTTGAAATAGCAGGGTCTGTTGCAGAAAATAAATAGCAACTACCAAGTGGAATTGTTCTTTCAAACTGTGGATTATAATCATCTTCCATTCTCTCTTCATTAAGTCCACGCTTGTATATGACAATATTTCCTCTATCAATATGAAAATACCTATAATCTTCAGGATTAAATGAAATTGTTTTGGGGTCTGCAAACTCACTTAAATACTCATTAAAAAACATTGATTGCTTACCAATTTTTTCAAAGTTTTCTCTCATAGTATGCAAATCTTCAACAGAATACTTATCTTCCCATAGACTCCTTTCTACACCATTGCTGCCTATGTACAAATAACCATATTTCATGACATAGAATTTTAATGGCTTCTCCATTGGCTCTGTATATAGCTTAACGAGTAACTGCTCTCTGTGCATAATTGTACCCATCATGATAATTTGAAGATCACCACAAGCTCCACCAAGTGGAACAACTTGTCCAAAGAACCATTCAAGAACTTCTTCTCTGTATGCTGCAGATTCAACACCGCTTCGTGTTCCAGTCTTTTGTCGTTCAAGATCATCGATTAAAACTAAGTCTGGTCTAATTTCACCGATAGAACTACCTCTCAATGAGCTTCCCATTGATTTTGCTTCAATTGTCACAATTCTTGTTCCAGTTGGTGATGTTGGGCATGGGCAAATAACTTCAACAATAGCTTCATCTTTAGAGCATATCCACTTATTACCTTTTCTGATTCCTAAAGCATGGAGTCTTTTATTGTTCTCAATCTCAAACATAACCTTATGTTCAAAGTGTTTTCTTATTGAACCCATTGATTCACCAATGAGAATAATATACTTCTTATCACTAAACAGAAGCACCCATGTCAAGTGGAACTCAAGAACAAATGTTGATTTGGCAAAACCTCTAGGTAGAATAATCAACCCATTTTGTGCATCTGTTCTTCTTTCAAGAGTTGATATTAGTGTATCAGATAGTTTATAATGTAGTGGTGAAAATTTAAGTGTGCAGTAATGTGGATATAAAACTCTTGCAAGTTCAATGAGTGATGATTTTAATGCTTTTAGGATAATGAATTTTTCACTTGCCATTTTTCAATTCTCCAATCATTGCAGCAATCTCCATTTGTTCTTGTTGTTTAGAAGTTTGAGCAGAAGCATCTTTTGAGTAAACTTCTGGGAACCAAGATTCGAGAAGTTTTATGAGCAGTCGACTATCTTTCTGATACATAGCATTTTTAACAACTGTACTTTGAACAACTTCTTTGATACAAGCCATTATGTCATTGTATGAGTCACAAAAGTCCATGTCACTCTGCATCCACCGTGTTAACTCTCTTCTTGTAACCTTTGCTGCTCGAAGTGCTTTAGGAACATTCATAACTTCAACATAGAACACCGTTAAGAATATTTTCTGTTGAGGAGATAGTGTCATTGGTAGTTCAGGCATATCACCAAGTATTGTTTTTGCCATCTTGTCCATTTCAGAATTAATCTGTTCTGGTCCAAGTATCTCAACTTTCATTTTATTACCATCTCGAACAATTCTCTTGCTATCTTCAAAAACTTGCAATTCATCTTTCATATAATATCCTCTGGCATTTCAGTTACAACAATATCTTCATCATAATATTTATTCTCAACAAGTTCAGAGAACTCCAAGCACATTGATTTACTTCTTGAGATATTGCCATAAAAGAACATGTTAGGGTTAATAGCATACTTGTTCTTCCCACACTTTGCAATCAATGCTCTATCACGGAGTTTCTTTAGATAATAATATAATTGCTGTCTTGATGTTAACCCAACATAACCCAACATTTTGCTATACATACTATCATTGAGCTTCACATAAATAGAGTCATAACCAATCTTTGACACAAGATAAGTGAATAGCAACACAGATTTATCAGATGATAACGATAATACACCACGTCGAGTACAATAGAAATACCCACCACCTATATTAGCATTACGATACATTCCATCTTTTAACATAACTCTCCAAAAAAGTGATTACAAAAATCATAAAAACACCATTTTGTAATAAAATATTCAAACTTTCCACAAAACGTAATAAAATCTTGTTACAAAATAGCCTCTTTTTATACAAAAATCAACCATTGTAATAATAGGTTTTTACATTCAAGAAAATGTAATCACCATAACCAGTTACAAAATAACAACTTACAGCAAAATACTATTTACAATTCTTATAGTAAAGTGCCGACTTAGTGCAGTTCAACACCAGTGCAGTGCAATGTGAGGATACTAAAGCTCTAAGCAATGTTGATGTTTATCAGATATTAGAGTTCTAAGCGATGTGTTGATATTAGAGTTCTAAGCGATGTGTTGACTTATATTTTCTCACGAGCACGAAATTCGGACTCTCCCCCCATTCTTCACCATTCAA